ACAGGCTCGCGCACTGGAAGGCCGAAAATGAGCGGCTGAAATTTGAGATAGAAACTAAGCAGCTCATTCCCGCTGAAGACGTTGCCAGAGAATTTTCACTGATGGCGAAAGCTGTTGTAACGGTGCTTGAAACTCTCCCGGACATTCTTGAGCGTGACTGTGCATTGACGCCAGTCGCTGTCTCGCGTGTGCAAGACGTGATTGATGATTTGCGCGATCAGGTTGCACAAAAAGTGATGGACGTCGAACCAGAGGAGGAAGAGCCAGAGGAGGACTGATGGCAAAACGGGCATCAGCCAGGGGAATTCGTCGTGATATCTCCGGTATTTTGCGTGCTCCGCGTCGTATGAAAGTAGCTGATGCGGTTCAAGATTTCATGCGTGTCCCTATTGGTGCGGGTAACTCCGTGAAATGGGATCCCAATCTGGCCCCTTACATTATAGAGCCGATGAACTGCCTGGCATCGAGGGAGTATGACGCGGTGGTGTTTGTTGGACCCGCTCGAACCGGGAAAACCATTGGCCTTATTGACGGCTGGATTGTCTACAACATCGTTTGCGATCCCGCTGACATGCTGGTCATCCAGGTGTCCGAAGAGAAAGCGCGTGAGCACTCCAAAAAGCGACTCGACCGCACCTTTCGGTGTAGTCCGGACGTGAAATCACGGCTCAGCCCACGACGGAATGATAACAACGTCCACGACCGCACATTTCGAGCCGGTAACTACCTCAAAATCGGCTGGCCATCGGTCAACATCATGTCATCGTCAGACTATAAGAGCGTGGCGCTGACTGACTACGATCGCTTCCCTGAGGACATCGATGGGGAAGGTGATGCGTTTTCCCTGGGTTCAAAGCGTACCACCACCTTTATGTCCAGTGGGATGACGCTGGTTGAGAGCTCTCCCGGTCGTGATATCCGTGACACAAAGTGGCGTCCTTCTTCGGCCCATGAAGCGCCGCCGACAACCGGCATCCTGTCATTATTTAACCGTGGCGATCGCCGCCGTCTCTACTGGCCCTGTCCGCATTGCGGCGAGTATTTCCAGCCAGAAGTGGCGAACATGACAGGTTACCGGGAATTACCTGACCCCGTTCTGGCAAGTGAATCTGCCTTCCTCCAGTGCCCGTCATGCAAAGGCAAAATTACGCCCGATATGAAGCGTGACCTTAATATCCGCCATGTCTGGCTGCGTGACGGGGAAAAAATAGACCCGGACGGCAATCGATATGGTGAACCACGCCGCTCGCGTATCGCCTCGTTCTGGATGGAAGGCCCGGCAGCTGCTTATCAGACCTGGGCGCAGATGATGTACAAATTCCTGACTGCTGAGCAGGAATACGAGGCCACCCAGAGCGAAGAGACGTTAAAAACGGTGGTAAATACCGACTTTGGTCGACCCTATTTGCCCCGCGCTAATCTCGAACAGCGTAAAAGTGAACTGCTGGAACAGCGCGCCGAAGATGTGCCAAAGCGTGCCGTACCCGATGGTGTGCTGTTTATGACTGCAACGGTCGACGTTCAGGGCGGTAAATCCCGGCGTTTCGTGGTCCAGGTGACTGGCTACGGTGCGCAGGGTGAGCGTTGGGTTGTTGACCGCTACAACATCCGACAGTCATTAAGGGCCAATGAGCATGGCGAGTGCTATCCCATAGACCCGGCGAGCTACCCGGAAGACTGGGATTTGTTGCTGTCCGATGTGTTCGAAAAGTCCTGGGCGTTGGCGAGTGATCCATCAAAGCGCATGCGACTTATGGCGATGGCTGTCGATTCCGGTGGGGAAGATGGCGTCACCGACAACGCTTACAAATTCTGGCGTAAATGTCGTCGTGAAGGGCTGGGCAAAAAGATTTATCTCTTTAAGGGTGACAGCATACGCCGCTCGAAACTCATCACCCGTACTTTCCCTGACAACACTGACAGATCCACACGACGCGCAAAAGCCGCCGGTGATGTGCCGCTTTATCTTCTCCAGACCGATGCACTTAAAGACCAGGTGAATAACGCTTTGTGGCGTGATTCGCCTGGCCCGAATTACGTGCATTTCCCTAAATGGCTCGGCAGCTGGTTTTACGATGAACTGACCTATGAGGAGCGATCGCCCGATGGCAAATGGAGTAAGCCGGGACGTGGTCCAAACGAAGCATTTGATCTGTTGGTCTACGCCGATGCTCTCGCAGTCCTCCACGGCTACGAGAAAATCAAATGGCCAGCAGCTCCTGAGTGGGCGAGGCGGGAAGCCTGGCGAAGCGTCATCCCAGGAACCAGAACCCACCAAAAAACGGAAGCGGAAAAATCCCGTAACCGATGATGCTAACCCTTGGAGTACTTCAGGAGGATGGTTGTGAACCGTGTTGATATTGAAGCCATGATCCAGCGTTATACCGAAGCCGAGATGGCGGTACTGGATGGCAAAACTATCCGTTTCAATGGGCAGGAAATGACGATGGAGAACCTGTCGGAAATCCGTAAAGGGCGGCAGGAGTGGGAGCGTCGTCTCTCTTCTCTTATTTCTCATCGCCGCGGGCGACCCGGTTACCGACTGGCGAGGTTTGAATGAGCCTTTTAGATGATGCGATTGGTGTCTTTTCGCCTGGCTGGAAAGCCGCCCGTCTGCAGGCGCGCGCGAAAATCAGGGCATATGAAGCCGTTACCCCGACCAGAACGCATAAAGGGCGCCGTGAAAACCGTTCTGCAGATCAGCTCAGCAAAATGGGGGCCGTATCACTGCGGGAGCAGGCCCGGTGGCTCGATAACAACCACGATCTGGTGATTGGGGTGTTCGATAAGCTTGAAGAACGGGTGGTGGGGAAAGCCGGTATTATTGTTGAACCCCATCCCAGACTGGTGAACGGTAAAATCGCCAAAAAGCTGGCCGATCAGATCCGTAATAAATGGGCAGAATGGTCTGTCAGGCCAGATGTCACGAACCAGTTCACCCGTCCGATGCTTGAGCGCCTGATGTTGCGCACCTGGCTGCGGGATGGCGAAGTGTTTGCCCAGCTTGTCAGTGGAACCGGGAATGGTCTTACGCCCGCAGCCGGTATTCCTTTCTGGCTTGAAGCGCTTGAACCCGATTTTATTCCCATGAACAGCGATGCTGCCAGCCAGCTTAATCAGGGGGTATTCGTCGACAACTGGGGCAGACCAAGGAAATATCAGGTTTATAAAAGTCTGCCCGTTTCAGGGCGTCAGTTTGATACTAAAGAAGTGGATGCGGAAAACATGCTGCATCTTAAATTTGTCCGACGCCTGCACCAGACCCGGGGCGTTTCAATGCTATCCGGCGTGCTGATGCGCCTGAGCGCACTCAAAGAATATGAAGACGCCGAGCTCACCGCCGCACGTATTGCTGCCGCGCTGGGGATGTACATCAAAAAGGGGGACGGACAAAGCTTCGAAGACAGTAACAGTCCTTCTGATGATGATCGGGAAGTGATGATTCAGCCTGGCATCATTTATGACGATCTGAAACCTGGTGAAGATATCGGCATGGTGAAATCGGACCGGCCTAATCCCAACCTTGAAACCTTCCGTAATGGTCAACTTCGCGCTGTCGCAGCAGGCAGCCGACTCAGCTTTTCAAGCACAGCCAGAAACTACAACGGCACCTACAGCGCGCAGCGGCAGGAGCTGGTGGAATCTACAGACGGCTATCTCATTTTGCAGGACTGGTTCATCGGTGCCGTGACCCGGCCAATGTATCGTGCCTGGCTGAAAATGGCGGTGGCCGCCGGCGAGATTCAGTTGCCCCGCGGTCTGGATATGGAATCACTTTTTTCGGCGGTGTATTCCGGTCCTGTCATGCCGTGGATCGACCCGGTTAAAGAGGCCAATGCCTGGAAAGCACAAATCCGGGGCGGGGCCGCGACAGAATCTGACTGGGTACGCGCCAGCGGTCGTAACCCGAACGATGTGAAAGCGCGCCGCAAGGCAGAGATCGACGAAAACAAAGAGATGGGGCTGGTGTTCGATACCGACCCTGCTAATGATAAAGGAGGCACCAGTGCCGAAGCCAAAGAACCGGGCGCACTACCGTCCGAAAGCCAGCGCAAAAAGTAATTCCTGGTTCCGTATGCAGGCCAGCGCCGACAACGAAGCGGATATTTATATCTACGACGAGATCGGTTACTGGGGTGTGACGGCGCGCCAGTTTGTGAATGACCTGAAGGCGCTGGGCGATGTAACCCATATCAACCTTCATATCAATTCGCCCGGTGGCGATGTCTTTGATGGCATCGCCATTTTTAATGCCCTGAAGCATCACGGCGCGGCGATCACCGTTCACATTGATGGTCTGGCAGCTTCAATGGCTTCGGTGATTGCGATGGTGGGCAACCCGGTCATTATGCCGGAAAACACGATGATGATGATCCACAAGCCATGGGGGTTTGCGGGTGGTGATGCCAACGATATGCGGGATTATGCCGATCTGCTGGATAAGGTCGAGTCAGTTCTGATCCCGGCATACGCGGAGAAAACAGGAAAAACGACAGAGGAAATCGCCGCCATGCTGGACGATGAAACCTGGATGGATGGTAAAGAGTGTCTTGCACAGGGCTTTGCCGATCAGGTCACTACCTCTCTGCAGGCAATGGCCTGTATTCAATCAAAACGTATCGAGGACTTTGAAAAGATGCCAAACAGCATTCGTAACATGATCACCCCGCCGCGCAATACTACCCAGCGCGAACCGCAGCAACCGCAACCACAGGTGGCGGCAACGACGACCCCAGCGCCAGCGTCCACTTCTGATGAAGCCACTATCCGTGCACAGGTGCTTGCCGAGCAAAAGAACCGTGTTAACGCGATTAACGATCTCTTTGCGATGTTCGGCGGCAAGCATCATGAGCTGCAGAATAAATGCATCGCGGATCCGGAATGCACCGTTGCACAGGCTAAAGATGAACTGCTGGCGGCGCTGGGCAAAAATGCAACCCCGTCGAATAAAACCACGGATGCGCACATTTACGCCGGGAACGGTAACTTTGTTGGCGACGGAGTTCGCCAGGCACTGATGGCGCGCGCGGGCTTCGAGAGCATGGATCGGGACAACGTCTATAACGGCATGACGCTACGTGAATATGCCCGTATGGCGCTGACCGAGCGCGGCATTGGCGTTTCCAGCTATAACCCGATGCAGATGGTCGGTATGGCACTGACGCACAGCACGTCTGACTTCGGCAATATCCTGCTCGACGTTGCTAATAAAGCGTTGCTGCAGGGCTGGGAGGAAGCGGCAGAAACTTTTGAGCAATGGACCAAGAAAGGCCAGTTGTCAGACTTTAAAACGGCGCATCGTGTCGGTCTGGGCGGTTTCTCCTCCCTGCGTCAGGTACGCGAAGGTGCTGAATATAAGTATGTGACCACCAAAGATAAAGGTGAAAGCATCGCGCTGGCCACCTACGGTGAAATCTTTTCCATTACCCGTCAGGCGATCATCAACGATGATCTGAATCAGTTAACCGATGTACCTATGAAGATGGGGCGCGCGGCAAAAGGGACGATTGGCGATCTGGTCTATGCCGTTCTGACCGAAAACGCGAAATTGTCTGATGGCAAGCCGCTGTTTCATG